CAGATGAAAAGCGCGACATCCTGATTGATCTGGGCAGGATGGAGAACAACCTGACCGCCAACATCGGACAGGTCAAGAAGGCGATCAGCGAACTGAAATGATGCCCTGATCGAAGAGCCAGCCAATGGTTTTTCGATGGGCCTCATCCCATATTTCCCGCTTTTGATCTCGGTTCCACATGAACCCCTGATCGATCTGGAAGTGGCAGAGATGGCAGAGTGCGGCTATCCGGTAGTCATGGGCCTTCAGGCCCCGTCCTTTGCCGTCACGCAGTTGGTTTGAGTGGGCGGCAACCACGGTGCCATCCTGAGCCCCGCAGTGCATACATGGGCACTCACGCACGGACTCCAGCAGCTTTTTGCTGCGGTACATCGTTGACTTCATTTACTTCGGTTCTCGCGGTCTCTTGCAAGAGCAAGCATGAGCCTGTTGGGGTAGTTGTTGGCGGCCATGATTCGTGAGATGTAAGTGCCCACGGTTCTTGGCGACATCCGAAGCTTGCGGGCCACAAGGTCTGTCTCTCCCAGCTCACACAACGCGTCGAGCACGCGAGCCTCGTGCTCAGACAGTTTTAGTGGTTTGGGCATGTCATTTGTTCGCAGGGCATTCACGCCCTTGCTTGCAGTTGTTGTTGCAAGGCGGGCAAGTGGTTGATGGGGCCACTATTTTCATGAGTTCTTCTGCGGCGCGTTGCATGGTGTAGTCAAACGTCCATCGGTGCTTGGGGTCAAGCCTGCACATCGCCTCATAGATGGGTTTGGCAAGGCCCCACAGTTGGTCTCTCTGGCGCAGGACACAGGCTGGCCGTTGACACCCAAAGTGGCAGGAATGGATGTCGTTCATTACCACGCCCCCTCATCAAACTCACTTTCATTTGCCATCGCAAACTCCATCAGTTGTTTAACCACGCTCGGCGTGATCTTCACCACCGCCCCCTCGCCGTCTGTGAATTTAATCCAGTCGCCGTAGACCTCAAAGTCTTTTGCGCCGTCAATCTCAGCGCCGTCATCATTAACAATCATTTCTTCACTCCAAAGGCTTCGCGGATCAGGTCCGCAGAATGAAACGGCTCGGCTTCGTGGGCAATCTCAGCGCAGCGGTCTGCGACTTGCCACTCCAACTCTCTGAGCAGGTCTTTAACCGTGTCGCCGTGGCCGGTAGCGTAGCTGTGGTCGATCATCCACTGAGCCACCTTGTTGCGCTCGGCTGCGGCTACAAGGGCGGCGAAGCGCTCAAGCTGTGTATCAACGGCATACCCACCATAGAACAAGCAATTGGGCTGATGCTTGTAGCTCTCTTCGCAGAACATGAACCCAGCCTCACGCGCCCATTTGATGACGTCTTCTTTCATTTCTCATCTCTCCATGTGCCATCTTTAAAGATGAACCGTGTAAACAGCAGGTTCCATGCTTTGTCGTAGTGAACCACCATGCATGGCAGTTCTCTGAATGCAGGCCCGGTTGGTTGAAGACACAGACCACTTTTTTGTTGATGCGGGAAGTAGTACATGGTTGTGTGTGCTTCCTTGGGTGTATCTGGTGGTGTGATGAAGTCGTACAGATCGCGTTTCATGCTTACCCCCTTGCTCGGATCGCGGCGGCGTATGTCGGCCAAGCCAACAAAATGTTTTTGTCCTCACACACCTTCGCACACGCCTCACGCTCGTCAGTTTGTCCTTTTTTGTAAGCGTTCTCAGCCATCGCGACTGCATCAGATGCAAGCATCCAAAGATCGCCATCAAACATTTTTGCTGGTGTCATTCTTGCCCCCTCGCCTTGAGCATGGCGTCGGCCATCTCATATGCAGTTTCAGCAACGAGCATTTTCATATCGGGCGAAAAATCAGCTCTATCATCTTCAGCTCTTACTTCAGCATCACTAGCATCTGGGTGAAAGTAATCATTCATCCAAAACTGATACGAAATTGGCACAGCCTTGGCTGCGAAGTAGTCCCTGAGCGTCATGCCTTCTGCATACCCCGTAGCCACCGGCACTACGGCTTTGTAGTTCTTGGTTGGAAACGCTGGCCCGCCTGTGTCTTTATCCATGATTCTTCTCCCTCAAATAAAACGCCATCGCAATGCGGTATGGGTCAAGCATTGGAAGCGGTCGGTCGTTGAAGTAATAATACTTTGGCTTGCTCTCATCAACAAAAGTGCCATCATCAGTGTGATACCTTGTTTCCTCAACCCGAATGGTGTAACCCTCCAGCCGTGCCACCGCCAACTTCAACTCAAGGCTGCCAATCGGCACATAGTTCTTGATGGTGTCGTATTTCCCAATCAGTTCAGTCATGTGTTCTCCTTCACCAACCCAAGGGCAACCCACCACTTCATTGCGTTTGCACAGTCGCGCTTATGCCATGCGGGCAGTGTTTTGTATGTAGCCGCTATGCCGGGCCATCGTGCCACATACATTTCGTATTGCTTTTGCCAGTAAGGTATGTCGCTCATGTGTTCTCCTTCAGGTACTTGTCTACCTTTTCTTGCTCATACTTCGCGTATTTTTGAGCCGCCTCCCAAAACCCAATCAAAGAGTCTTGGTTAACAAGCCACGCAAAGCTGCGTATCTCGGGCGTCAACTCTTTGATGCCAGCCTCGGCGGCAAGGCGATCAAGTTTCTCAGTCAGTCGTGGGGTCATGTGTTCTTCTCCTTGAGTTCGTCGATCCGATTTTGCATACTTGCCGCTATTCGAAAGCCGGATAGCCTGCAAATAAGTTCGTCGCAGAGTTTTGTCAGTCGCTCAATCTCCGCGTGCTGGCGGCGTAGTTCGGCTTCAACTTGGTTATGCACAGTCGTATTCCATGTGCGGCACCAATCAGCCAGCCGCAGGGCTTCTGGTTGTGTGCTCATTCTCCACTCCCAGCGATCCACACGGCAGTGCCACCAGTGTGTTCAAAGTCTTCTGTCTTCAGTCGGATGTAAGCCTGCCCGTTTACACCAGCATTTTGGACATAGCCTTGGATGCCCCAAGACTTGACCTCAGTGACCACAACTAAGCAGGCACCAAACATCTCTTTGTCAGGGTTGACTTGTACGATGTCGCCAATGTTCATTTGATCCTCCAGAGCCTGACAGAGCCATCTTCCATTGTTCGGGTTGCGAACTCCACGTTATGCTTATCCGCGTAGCGTTTGGCGGAAACCCAAACGGTAACTCGTTTGATGTTTGCGGGCAGCACGAAGCTATCTCCAACTTCCATTTGGGCAAACGGGTAGGCGTGTGGCATCGGAATGCCTTTTTCAATCTTCATTTCTTGTTTCTCCTTCATTTGACCCTCCGCATTGCCATCCACTCAGGCTCTTTGGACTCAAGCGGTGGCGGGGCCTTTCGCAACTCACTGGGCGGCACCCAGCCGTACTTGCGCCATAACTTCTGAACATCAGCGCCTGATGTCCACTTGAATTCTGGATGCCCAACAGGAATCCATGGGTCTGATCGTTTAGCTGCCATCATCACTCTCCTTCTCAAAAAAAATATCTGCGATTGGCATACTTGCGGATATCCAAAAGCCAGACTTGTTTAAACTCATTCCCCTTGCAATCATTTCTTCTGTCGTCAGGCATCGACGATCATGTCCATGATTTCCGACCCGATGTTTGTCAAAGGCAAAGTTGCTGTTGAAATACTGACTACACCCCCGGCACTGATTCTTTTGTCCCGTCAGATTCATTGTTGGCCTCCTTCATGCGACGAACGATCAGGTCGTCTGTTACCAGTTCAGCAAAAGACTTCCCAGATGGGAACCTCATCTGCGCGTGTTTCATGGCGTTGACGGCATCTATGGCCACTTGTAGCCCGTCATTGAAGCCGCTGACATAAACGTTGCCGCCAGAGATTCGGGCGGTAACCGCTTCTCGCACAAGCTGGGTCATGGGTATTTTGTTTTTTGCCGCAAACTTCTTGAGCTTGACGTACTCCCGTGGATCAAGGTACGTCAGAAACGGTTTGTAGTTGTTAGAAGGGATCGGCATTTTGGCTCCAGTTTTCAAAGTCAAGTACGACAGCATCAAACTTCTCTTGGGCATCTGAGTTGCCGTTCAGTTCAGAGCGAGACTGAATGCCACATCGTTTGCAAAGATTTCTTGCGGCCATTTCTTCATTGATGGCGCTCATGAAAGCCTGGAAGCTTTGCTGTTTACACAGTAGCGCAGCCTTTTGCACGCGGTTTGTGTATGGCGTTGGCGATTCGTCGTCCTGTATGCGTACAAGGGCACAGGCATAACGAGCGCCAACAAAATCCCGAAGAAGCTCTTCCGGTATTTCATCGGGGTGCAGGCACAGGGTCAGGACGTAGCCCGTCCTGTCCTGTTTCAATGCAATCTTCCTGGCTTCAAACTGGAGCGCCATTGATCATCTCCGTCAACTCAGACACTTGCTGCTTGAGCCCGTTGTTCTCAACGCGCAGACTTGTGTTCTCGCTGATGAGGTCGCGCATCATCTTCTTCTGGTCTGCGTCACGGGCCTGGGCGACCTTCATGACATGATTTAAACGGGTGGACACATCACCAAGTCGGCGCTGCATCAAATCCATTTCGTACCAGATGAAGTCAGGGGCGACACCCTCAACAATCACCTCCTGCTTCGGCTGCACCTTCCCGGCCAGAAACTCTTCGTTTTCCTTGTTCCGAATCTCAGCCGCAGTGGGCTCGATTGGCGCTTCTTTCAGTGCCTCACGCTTGCGCTTGGCGACATCTCTCATGGCCTCCGAGAGCGTTGGATTGGGTTTTGCAACCCCGATCCGACTCCGAATGTGGTAGTACTGAGTTTGGGTGCCGCCAGTTTGCTGGACAAACTCCCTCCACGAAGCAGTCTTATTTTTCCTGAGCCACTTCTTCAGGATCGAGATTCTTTCGTTGGTTGAACGAGAGCGCATCTTTCTTCTCCTTTTGGTTTAAAACGGCAAGTCAGACCCGTCATCCAAGCCGTCATTCTTGACAACCTGACGGGGCTGCGCAGACTTCTGCTCGGGGACAAATCGGTCAATCGAAACAGACAGATATGTGCGACCCTGGCTGTCTTGCTTCTTCCACCCACTGAGCTTGACCACCGTCAGGCCGTCGATGGTCTGAATGTTGGTCATGTCTTTGAGGTTGATGGCAAGGGTGCCCCAGTAGTCAGGCGACTTTGGGCCTTTCTTGGTCTGGCTGGCACGAAGAGAGCCAGAATCGGGGTAGGGTTTGTATTGCTTGTCGGACATGATTACTCCTTGGATTGAAATGAAAGTTTGATGTGGGCGAATGTGTTGCGAACGTTTTCGTACAACTCTGGGTGGCTATCCTTCAGCTTGTCCAGTTGCGTCTGGTTGGCCTTCCAGTAGCTGTTTAAATCCTTCGCGTCTTTGACCAAGCCTGAGTACTTGATCATGCTGTCGGCAAACAACTTGGCGTTTGCGTCTGTGCTGCCGGTGTCCATTTGCAGTTCACCTTTGACTTCGCCTGTGCCCTCATCGACCGGCATCACCTTGACAGGCTCTGCCTCTGGCAAGTCTTCACCGGCGTAGATGTACAAGCCCAGCCCATGCATGGCGATGCCTTTGGTCAGGCAGCGCATCAGGGCGGTGTTGACGTTGAAGCTGTCAATCTTCTCGATGATTTCGCCGTTGCGGGTCTGCACCTTCCGGCCTTCAAATGTGATTGGCTTGTTGGCCCCGTTCATCACCGGCAGGAAACAGGTGATGGGCTTGTTGAACATGATCACCGTGACCATGACCATGGCGGTGTCGTTTATACGCAGGTAGGGCTGGCCATCAAACATCTGGATTTGAAAGCTGGCCATGGGGTCTGCCTTTAAAGCCTCTGCCCAGGCCCAGGCCCAGGAAAGGTAAGACAGGTTCTGCTTCTTCTCAACGTGTTCATTGACGTTGATCTTTAGTAACTCACTCGGCGTCATGCGGTTCTCCAATCATTGGTTTGGTTGCAAAAGTTTTTGTATTTAAACGCTTCTATCCCATGCGTCTACCTCTCGTGATATGGCATCACCGGGGTAAGTCACCTGACCACTTGTCCAGCGTGCTTTGCGTTCTCGGTACTTAAAGAAGTTCTCCAACTCAGGCACCTCCTGCCCCAACTTACGGGCATACAAGGCGGTGTAGTTGTTGTTTAACTTGAGGCCATCAGATTTGTTTGTCGCTATTGCATGTTCAAAGCGCAGCACCTCAAACAACGCCTTCATGCCGTAATGGTTGCGGCCCGTTCTTTTAATGTCCAAAGCCAATTCTTTAAGTCGGCTATAAACCCACGGGTGATCGGTGTGAAATGCTTCAAACTGTGCGGCGATCCTATCTTTCATTTGCCCCACCTTTAATTGCTTGTGTTGCTAAATGGTTGGGCGATGAGTTCCATCTGATACTGGTCGCACCACTGGGCAACGCCACAGTAGTTGCCAGTGCAACGCTTGGGTTCACCAAGCCGCGTTTCAACATATCCCTTCTCCTTCACGGCCAGTTCGTTGGCCTCATCAATTGATTTAAACAACCGGATCGCAGTCTTGCGTCCGTCCCTTTTCACGGCGTATGTCGTCTCAGACATCCACCGCTCTTCTGGTGAACACTCAATCAGAGGCTCACCAAAATCTGCGGCCAGCTTGGAGTTGCGGTGCATCTCAAGACGCTCGCGCACATAAGCCTCGGCCGTAACTGCGTCCCACATTGGGATTTCAACCATGTGGATCGGGGCCTTGGGGTAGCCCTCTCTAGTCTCATGGCGGCTGAAGTCCCTGATCAGGCCGCAGATGCGAAGCCCAACCACCGGAGTCTTCTTAACCCGCTCGACCAGCCACTTGTAGAAATTGAGTTGTTGCTCCCACTCAATCTTCTCGTTCATCACAGCCCACGCGGAGGTGAACTTGTAGTCCGTAATCACCAAGCCCTTTGGGGTGCGCTCCTGAAGGTCAATCGCCCCGGAAATCGTCACACCGTCCACCTCGGTGAACAGGCGCTCCTCAGACACCCAGCCCTCGGTCTCACCCCTCTCCATCACCACATGAAGGGCAGAGCCCAGCAGGGGCCAAAGCATCTCCGAAACATCCTGCACCATCCCATCGTCATACTGCGCCCGCAGACGCTGTACGCGAGGAGGAGACATAAGCTCAGTGACGCTGTAGTCAGACTTGCCCTTGCTGTAGTATTTGCCTTCAGCAAGAGTCACAAGGGGTTGTGGTACATTGTGAACGTTCGTAACTTTCATAGGTCTCCAGGGGGTTAAGATGTCAGCGAGCGATGATCATAGTACAAGCACAGAAGGTTTGCAAGCGATATCACAAATTATTTTGGGGGAGCCTGCGTCCAAGGCGAACAGCCGCAAGATCGTGCGCTTCGGCAATGTCAGCCGATTGATCAAGTCCTCGAAGGCGCTGTCCTACGCAGAGATGTTTAAACAGCAATGCTCGCCGCTGGCGGTGTTGATGAAGGGCGATCTGCGGGTGACGATGTGGATTCACTACGCCTCACGCAGACCAGACTTGGATGAGTCTCTAGTCCTTGATCTGATGCAGGGGCTGATCTATGAGAACGACCGTCAGGTCAAAGAGAAGCACATCTACTGGAACCTTGACCCTGGGAATCCCCGCACAGAGATCATCGTGGAGTGCATCCCTTCTGTCGTGCCAGAAAAAAAGCCCCGCACGGGGCGGGGCAAGAGAAGGGCAACTGCATGAAGCAGGCGGGTGGAGACAACCCGCGCTGTCAGTATACCCCTGATACGTCTGATACGCCGATACGGCTGACGCCCTCCTGCGGAGGGTGTACATGTTTAAACATACAACTTGACAAACCATTCGCAGGTTGTTATCCTCCGGGTCATCGGAGGATAACAACATCCAAGACGCATGGGGATTTGGTGAAGCTCTGAAAGCGCAAGCGCGAGTAGGGTAGTAGCTCAGTCCCCAGCCGTGTTGGGAAAGCGAATGCTGTTAGTGGCAGTGTAGGACGCTACCCCACTTCAGGTTG